CTCCTCACTCTCAATAAGACCGGCTCCAACTTTGAAGGCGTTGGAATGCTAAGGAGTGTTTGGTGGTGGTGGAGAACTAAACAGCGTGTCTCTAATCTCATGTGTGTTGGTCTTGACCGGTGGGCAGTGCCAACACCTAAGGTCAAAGTTGATCGCTCTCAAGCTGAGTCACTCGGCTTAACGGATGGCGACATTGACGCAATGATTGAAGACGCTGAAGGGCAAGCACAAGCCTTTATCAGCGCTGAGCAGAGTTACTTGGTAGAGAATGGAGCTGTGAGCTTTGACACTTACGCGGCTCAGCCTAACCTTTATGCTCAAGGGCCTTTAGAGATCATCACCAAGTGTGACTCTCAAATATCAGCGGCCTTCCTTACTCAGTTTGCAGACCTTGGAAACACTGAAACAGGAGCGCGATCAGTTGGTGAGATTCACCTCTCAGTCTTTAGGCGAGCGGCTATCAATCTCTGTGACATTGTAGCAGGTCAAGTCAGTGGAGTTGATCGAAGGGGAGGAGGAACCATTGGCCGGTTAATCCGTTGGAACTTTGGTCTAGTCGATCCTTCTAAACTCCCTCGATTGACTCATACCGGACTTGATACTGATGATCTTGCAGAGAGTCTTGGTATGCTTCCCGGTCTTGTTCAGTCCGGTCTACTCACTCCGGATGATGAGTTGGAGCGAGCAATAAGAGAGAGACTTGGAGCTGGTGATCTACCTGAAGATGCTCAAAGATCAGCGCTTGAAAGAACCTCATCTCTTAAAGGTGGAGCAGGTGTGGCAGCTTTAGCGGAGAACCTCATCAAGAGGAGAAGATCCAATGGCTAAGAAGCGCACGCAAGCACAAACACCAGCTCCTAAGAAAGACCGAATCGAAGGAAGCAAGGCTAATCCTAAGGGGAGCGCTTCTGGTGCTAGAGGTGGAATCGAGATCAGCGCTCAAGCGGTCAAAGCTCTTGAGAACATGAGAGACAAGCACAACGACCGATACAAGTCCAAAAGCAAGAAGGTTGATCTAGGCACACTTAAAGCAGTGTTTAGAAGAGGAGCCGGCGCTTTCTCTGTCTCTCATAGGCCCGGTATGACTAGGACTCAGTGGTCACTTGCTAGAGTGAAGACCTTTCTAAAGTTGGTCGGTACAGGCGAGCGAAAGAAGGCCTACAACACTGATCTTGATCTTCTTCCTAAAGGTCATCCTCAGAGGACAGAGAAGAAGTCAGAGACTTTAGCTGTTCCTGATAAGTATTCACACATTGACTTCACCCCACCTAAGGGAGCACAAGAGGCCGCTAAGAGAGCGCTTGAAGTCAGAGCTGATAAGCCATCATCACAACGCGGTATGACTCCTGTTGGACTAGCTCGAGCACGCGATCTTATGAACGGCGTGAACCTATCTCCCGAAACTGTCCGAAGGATGCTTGCATACTTCACTAGACATGAGTCAGATAAAAAAGGTTCCACGTGGAACACTCAAGGGAAAGGTTGGCAAGCATGGCAAGGATGGGGAGGTGATGCCGGCTATGCATGGGCTAGAAAGGTAGTAAAGCAAATGAACGCGGCTGATGATAAAGCGCAAGCGCTAAGGGCCTATGGTGAAGCTGTGATGCTCTCAGAGGCTTCTCCAACCTATGACATCCCTGAGGGCCTCACCATTGGTAAGCCCTTCAAGACTCTAGCTCTTGGTCAAGTCTCATCTAGGATGAATGGTGAGGCTATCGGAAAAGAGATTGATCACTCACTCCTAGAAGAGATGATCAGAGTCTATAGAGACCGGCGTGAAGCGGATCCGGTCATTATTGATTGGCAACACGCCACATCACCTTTCCGAGGCGGTCACCCTGCTCCACCTGAGAGCGGTTCAGCGCTTGGTTTAATCGTAGATCTTGAGTTGAGAGAGGATGGACTCTATGCAACTCCGGCATACAATGAGCGCGGCTTAGATGTGGTTCGCTCTGCCGGTGGTGTGCTTTGGAGTTCTCCAGAGTTCCTTAATGGGGAAGTCTACTCAAGAGACGGCGGCTCTAAGATTGGAGACGCTCAACTACTAGCAATCACCCTCACACCTCGGCCTGCTCAATCGAATGACAAGATTGGCCGAGTCACCCTAAGCGAAAGGTTATCTGAGATGGACAACATCGAAGAGCTATCTGTTGAGGAGCTCCGCCAACTGCTTGTCGCAAAAGACGAGATGGTTAAAGAGCTTGAGCAGAAGATCAATGACATGATGAAAGAGTCTGAAAGCTCCATGATGGAGAAGGAAGACAAAGAGGAGGAACTGTCAGAGAGTCCTGAAAAGGAAGAGATGGCAGAGGAACCAAAGCAGGAAGAGGACAAAGAGGTTAAGCTCAGTGAGACACTCACAGAGTCAACTCTCCTCTCTGAGGTTCAAGCTCTTCGTGAGAACAATGCTAAACTTGCTGAACGCCTTGAAGCTATCGAAGCAGAGAAGCGTGAAGTTGAGAGACGCGAAGCTGTCAATACCCTCCTCAACGAAGGCAAGATTCAACCTTCTGAGGTTGAGGTAGCTGGTAAGGCTTGGGAACTCAAAGACCTTCAAGGCGAGTTTTGGCAGATGTTCAGTGATCGCCCATCTAACAGCGCTATCCCTCTTGTCGAGGTTGGACATGGCGCAAGCGGTCAAGAGATCAACAAAGCGACACTCGATCAAGAGGTCAGAAACCTAGCGACTGAGAAAAACGTATCCTACTCAGAAGCTCTTCACTTATTCCGCGAGTCAAACCGCGACTACTACAACACTGTCTTTGGAGGCTGATCATGGCTAACACCGATAATATCATTTCACTCGTTGCGGCTGAGGCCGTCACTGAGTTTGCTCTTGTTTCTGTTGATGCCAACGGTAAAGCGACCATTACGGACGCGGCTACTGAGAATAACTGTGTAGGTGTTGCTCAGCGTGCTTGTGACGCTGGTGATGTCGTTGAGGTTGTTGTCTTTGGTAAGACACGCGCTATTGCAGGTGGAAACATCGCACCGGCTACCATGAATCAACTCATGGCTACCACAGATGGAAAGCTCATCGCTTTTGACGGCGCGGCTGACAAGTACGCTGTCGCTCGTATGCTCCCAAATATCAATCAGACTTCAGCGGCTAGCGGTGACCAAATCAGCGTCATCTTCACCGGCCCTGTTAACGTCACCTCACTTAGCTAAGGAGTAAACCATGGCTAGTTCATACAGCAATCTTCATCCTGTAGATCAGATCTTAACAAGCCTAGTTCAAGAGGCTATTCCAAGTGATGATCAACTTATTGCAGACAAGCTCTTTGAGACAATCAAGGTCCCTGAGCGCTCAGGTACTCTTCTTCTTGAGGAGACCCGAAACTTTATGGGTGCCGGTGCAGGTCTTGACCTTGAGCGTGCTCCAGGTGCTTCACGCGCTTCTATCGGTGGTTTCGACCGTTCAAGCCAAACATTCATGGCTAAGATCTACGCGGCTACTGATTCAATCGCGATGGAAGATATCTTTGATTCACAGTATCCCGGCTCTGAAGAAGAGCGTATCGCTAAGAAGGTAGCTCGCGTTGTCAAGCTCGCTAGAGAAAAGCGTGCGGCTGATCTCCTCTTTGGTACTGCTAACTTCAACAACGACAGCTCAACAAATGAGTTTGGCGGTAAGTTCAACGCGGCAGGCTCTGAGCCTTTAGCATACCTGCATGAGCTTAAGGACACTCTCTTTGAGGCGGCTCATGGTATCAATCCCGACTCTCTCGTTATGGGTCGTCAGCTCTTCAGAGAGCTAGCGCGGAATCCTGAGGTACGCGGTTTCGCTGGTACTATTGGAAGTGGCTTTGCTTCAGGTAACAGAGTTCTTAATGATGAAGTTGTCATCAACGTTCTTCGTGACGTTCTAGGGATTCCTAACATCTTTGTTGGTCAAGCTCGTCAAGACACAGCTGTCCCAGGTGCTACCTCTTCAGAGAGTTACATTTGGACCGGTGACAGTCTCTTTATGGGTATCCTCAAGGGCAGTGACGCGATTGTTCAGAAGAGCGGTAATGTTAAGGGTATGCCTGTGGCAGCTCTTAACCTCTCTTACAATGATATGGTTGCAGGTCAGTATGACTCTCTTGATAAGACCCGCCGCTATGTCTACGCCGAAGAGGTTGGTGTCTTCCATGCGGTTGACTCTAGCCTTGGTCGCATCATCACTGATTGTCTCTAAGATATGACCTGTCAATGTGGCGCGGTTCCTCACCTCCTAGCGGAGAATGACGCTGATGAGGAAGCAATAGCAGACCTTACCCGACAAGCCAAACGGCAGTCGGGACCGTTAGCCACATTGACAAGAGCAAGACGTGATCAGCTCAAGGCTGAAGTATCAGCCGAGAGAGCTTTTGCTAAGGCACTGACCAAGGCAAGAGCACAACTATTAGAGACAGTAGGAGCGGCGGTTCAAGCGGCTAATCCTCTGACTCTTCTAAATCTGAATGATGAACAACTCCTTGAGTTCATCCTCCAAGGGGGGCTTGGACTTGCGGTTGATGAGTTCATCGAGCAACAAGACGCAATAAGAAGAGCGGCTGAAAGATCAATGAGAGCGGTTCAACCTGACTTTGGGTTTAATCAGATCAGTGATCAACTTGATAGCATTCAAGCAACAGCGGCTCAAAGTGTCTTTGATGATGTGATTCTCCCTGACTTCAAGCGCTCGATTAATGAGAGTTTAAGAGACATCTTGGTTGATGTTCCAACCAACATAGTCATGAGTAATCTTGAGGAGCGCTTAAGGCGATCTGAGGGAAGGCAACTGACAGAAGTCAAAACTAGAATCTCTCAATATGGGAGAGGAATCACAGCGGCGGCGGCTGAAGCGGCTGATATGAGTTACTATCTCTATACAGGCCCAAAGGATGGAATCACTAGACCATTCTGTAGACAGCTTATTGACTTAGTTGTAAGCAAGCCACAGATGAGAAGATTGAACAATCGCCAAGGTCTAAGTGTGATAACATCAGGAGGTGGCTATAACTGTAGACATAGTTGGTCACCGGTCACAGCTGGATTCATTGAAGCGGCTAATCTGACCAAGGCTAAGACTAAGGACATAACCAAGGCTAACTCAGCCGCTCGGAGATGACATGAGAAAAGCAATCACAGGTGAAAACTATCTCTTTGAGTGGAACGCTCCAGCACCTTTAAGCGAAGCACCGACACTGACTATCACAGGTGGAGCTCTAGCTTTTAGTTCAGCGATGACACAGAGCAGAGCTGATGTAACAGTCACAGGTATTGCGACCGATAGACGCACACTGACCTTGAGCGCTAGCGCTGACTCTCTTAATCGAGATCAAGCTAAGGGATACCTGGTGACCAATGGTGATACTTGGTTCAGTGTCACGATTAACAGAGTAGTAGACACAACGGCTATTCTAGCTGAACCTCTTCCAAGAGAGATCAACCTAGACACTTCAGCCACCTTAGTCTTCTCAATGTATTACGCCACAGTGACAAGCGCGGCGGTGACTGGTGCTAGTGGTTACTACTCCTATTCAGTAGCCTATTCAGCAGACCAAGGATCACAGAATCACAGCAAGATTGAAAAAGGTACGCTTAAGGCTACACCAAAACCTTTTGACACCGGACTTGATCATGATGAGCTTGTGGAGACCTTCGCTAATCTTGCCGACATGATCCCAAGGAGACAGTCTGACTTCTCAGCTCAGATTAAGGCTAGCCTTGATGAGATAGCTTTGGTGATCAGAAATCACCTCAGCGCTGATGACCTCACAGAGGATGAAGTATTCAACGCTGAGAGTTTCAAGTTAGCTCATGCTTATTGTACAGCGGCTAGAGTCTATGAGCTAGCTTTACAGTTGGACATAGCGGCGGCTATGAGAGCTAGATGTGAGGAGCTCCTTGAGCGTGCTCTTGAGTCAGTCACTTTAGACATTGATGGTGATGGCGTGATTGATGAGGGAGAAGAGAACATCAAGAAAAAAGGTGGAAGCGCTTCTGACTTTAGAGCTTCTTGGCGATGGTACAGCAAGAGCGCCAATGATTCCTTCTTCACACCTAAGCGAGGAATGAGACACTAATGAGTACCAAGGTCTCTCTCAATCTACCTAAGAGCTTATGGACAGCTGAAGACTCTTTGAGGCTTGCTTCCAATACGCTTGCACAGGTCAAGATAAGGACCGGAAAAGGTGTTGACGCTAATGGGCAGCTCTTCAAAGATTACTCTAAAACTCCCCTCTATGTTTCCAAGAAAGGTGCTCGTCTTGCACCCAAAGGAGGCAGACCTTCAGCGACCGGGCGAAGCGTCTATTATGAAGAGGGATATGCTCAATACAAAGAGGAAAGCAGAAGACGCGGAACAGGTGGTGAGAGCGCTTCTGTTGACCTAGTTCTCTCAGGTAATATGCTAAATAA